CGATTACTGGTGCTTCTTCTGATGCGACTGGTGGTGCTGCATTTGGCACACCCTCTTTTCTGGCTTGTTCAGCAGATGCAGCACGACCCTCTGGAGTGTCATAATCATCTGGGGTTTCAGCCACAGTTTTTTCTTCAATCTGTCTTTCTGGTAAAATCGTAAATGGAACAACAGGATTAATCGGAACTCCGAGTGCTGGAGGTGTCAACGGAACATTCTCAACATCATTGGCTCCATCAGCACCATTACCAAACTGACCTTGTGCATAATCCATTCTTGTAGTGCCACCAGATAGATAATTTGCTGTACCTTCTGACTCAACATTAGTTGTAGCACCTTTAATGCTTAACGAACCAACTGCTTGTGTATCGTGCACTCCATCTGATTTTGTATAAATGTTTGCAGCCTGAATAGAATAATCACCAACAACTTTAACTTTCATGTCACCACCAACAGCTAAAGTTAAATCTGTTGCCACTCCAATATCAGCATTATTACCTACTTTAATCGTAGCATTTTGTTCAACCTGAATATTTGCATCTGTTCTGGAATAAATGTTTGCATTACCATCAACAGTGATGTTTAGTTCGCCTGATACATGAACACAACCATTCTTTTCCATTAATACAAAGTTATCACCAACTATGTAATTAACCTGAGTTCCGTTTGGATCAATCTCAGAGAATGTACCTGAACGATGATATGTATTAATTCGTTCATATCCTGGAGTATCATCAAACTCTTGAATGTGTCCTGATTCAGTTTCAAGAACTTTATTAAATGGATACTTTGCACCATAAGGTGCTTCTGGTTGATCCCATGAACCTAAATCTAATGCTCTTGGTATTCCACGAACACGAAGTGCGTCTTTTCTTTTTACGACAGTGCCTTCAATAATACCACGAGCCAAACGATTTGTGTCTGGTTCACCAATATATTCTTTTAATGGATACTTGTTATTTGGATCTCTAAATCCAGTAGTAAATGAACCAGTCTCAATGCTCTTTTGTGATGGTCTTGGTGTAGAGTCATTTCCATCTTTTGGTGGCTCTGGTGTTGGTTGTCCAGCATCTTTTTCTACACCACCAGTACCTTCTTTACCATAAAAGTATTCATAGTAAGATTGTTTGATTGCTGCGATATCAGGAGTGTTTACACCAACTGCCTTTTTAGCTGCAAGAAAGAAATCTGGATGTCTAGTTGATTCTACACCTTTAACTCTATCTTTAATATACAATGCAGCAACCAGTGCTGATACATTGATATCATTATCAAGAGAATCTGGATTATTAACAATGTCTAAACTTAATCCAGTGGCATTGGCTAGATTTTGATATCTTTGATAGTTTGCACGACCAGTTAATTGGATAAATCCACGACCATAGTATTTTCCACCATCGGCATCTGTAAGATTACCTAAGAAACCTTTACCTCGTTTTGTTGGTCCATATGCCCAAGAGAAAAACTGTTCTCTTGTTACACCTTTTTTAGTAGCATCAGAAAAGGTAGCAATGTCTTCTGGAGTGGCAAATGAATAAACTTGTTTTAATCTGTTTGGACTATAATTAAAATTCTCTAATTGTGGTATCCATTTTGATTCACCACCAGCAATGCCCAATAAAGCACACTTCTGTTCTTTAGTAGTTAATCCTACTTTATCGCATGCTGCAATTAGTGCTTTAATGCCCTCTGCTGATTTTGATGGATTTGAAGATGACTTTGCTGGAGGTAGTGTTGGTATTGAAGTATTTGTTGATGTCTGTTTAACAGGTGTGCTGGTAGTAGAGCCAGTTGTTACTGGTGTTCCAGATCCAGACAAAACAGGATTACCAGAGCCATCTCTTAAAACATTTTCAAATACTCTACTTTGACTAACTGCATTTAAGTTAGTTGGTGGATCTTCAAACTTAAGAATATTCTCACCATAGTTTACAACGGCATTACTAATTGTAATTTGTGTGCCACTATTAATAGAAACAATAAATGTTTCTGCTGGAATGCCAAATGCCAATACTTTCATATTGGCTTTTAATACTGATGTTAAATTAGTCGAACCATTTTCTGGATCGTATAATGTTAATACTTTTCCATTGGTTGGACCAGGAACTGTTCTTAGTTCAATATTTTCTGTTTTAGTGGATCCAGCAATTGGACCACTATCATCAGCATCGACTGGTGCTGGCGCATTAGGAATACCACCAACAGTACCAATTATAATCGGTTGTTGTTGACTTTCATCCGCAAAGATAATAATTACAGATGTTCCCTCTACTGGACCAATCGGAGATTGTCCAATACCATTCATTGCAGCTGATGTGACAGGCTGAACTGGAACTGCCCATGGAAGATCCGCTGTAGGAAGTTGTGACTTATCATGAGTGTGTAATCCCACCACACGAACTTGGCAACGACCAAGTCTTAATGGATCACTTCTATTTTCTACAACACCATAGTAAAAATTCATTATTTTGTCCTGTTCATATCCATCATAGATGATTCTTTAATAATTTCCATATAACACTCATGTTTTTCTCTATCAACATAATGATTGATAGCTGCAATAATGTAATTTCCAGAAAACATTTTGTCAGTGGTATCACCATCTTTCTTTGATAGTGGTTCTATTCTTTTAAGATCTAGTTTAATCTTTTGTCCAACAGTATAATCGCATCTTCCTGGAACTGTAATATTAATTTTATTTGCTTCTGCTAGTTTTAATAGCGAAATTCTTTCTTGATTTGATTTAGCATTAGTTACATCACCAAATCCATTAAAGTTTCCAAAGTTTTTTGGATAGTTAATAATTCTTGATGATGCTCTAAAAATTGAACGATCTGAATTAATAGGATATTTGTTTAGATGTTTCTGTTGTTCAAATCGTTGAAACATATTATAATTTTTCGCACTATATGTTTTCTTTGTTACATCATAAGATACTTGTCTTGATGAAAGCATTCCTGAACGAATGCGATCCATATAATCAAATGCTGTTGGTATGCTGATCTCAAGAATACGCTTAAAATCTTTTTCTGGATTTCTTACACTTCCTCCACCTGGACGATCGTCACGAGTATATTTGTCATAAACAAAATCTTGAAATACTCCAGCTGTATAAAGTTTTTCTAAACTTATAAAATAAAACCCATCACGATTTTCAAAGAACACATAACTCGGTGATCTATTAGTATTAATAGCAGTATCTGCAAGATACATAATATTTTCGATCGGTGTCCAATAATTAGAAATGTATTTTGTATTATTTAATGTGTCTTCAATAATCACTTTTTTATCAGATTCTAATCCAAATGTCTTATCTTTAATAAATGGCTCAATCATTTTAGAAATTTTATCACCAAACACACGACTAGTTTTTTTGTTTAAATCTACAACAGCTTCTACAGAAATAAAATGTAACTGATAAACAACTGATTTATCTCCAACCATTTCTCTGTTAGTCATTTTATAGATATAATATTTACCTTTAATATTATTCTTATCAAGAGTGGGAGTGCTAATCTCTAACTCAAGATATTCTTCTCCAATAAATGGGAATAGATTAACTAGATCTAAAGAGTCTTTTAGAATTAAACTACCAGTAATAAATGGTGCAAACAGATCCTCATAGAATTGGATATTAATTACTTGTGCACCAACATCCTGATAAAAACCCTTTGCGGTAATTATTTTGACTTTATCAATGCTGACATCGCCAGCAAATCTCAATACTTGACTAGATTTCATTACAATAGATCTTTATAATCTCTAAGGATTGTATTAATAATTTGAGGAGAGATAATTTTTATTCTTCGTTTTTCTTCATTTTGATCTCTAAACCATTGTATGTTTGTAACATTAACTGCGCCAGCAACTGTTGAATTAACATTATATCCTGCAGCATTTACATAGTGGTGACTATAATTTTCACGACCAGAAGTTTTAACTGTTACTGTTCCACCAGCAGTACCAGTTGGAGCCGACGCTGCAGTAAATGTAAAAGTATTCGCTGTTACTGATGTTATAGTAAATGTTCCATTTAAAACATTTGTGATGACAGTACCTGATGTAGTAGTTGCACCTGATAAAGTAACTGTTGTAGTTGGCGAAGATAGTAATCCATGAATGGCTTTAGTTACTGTAATTGTTGTGCCACTGTATGACCAACTTGTTGCAGTAAATGACGGATTAAAGACTGCTTTGCCTGCCTCAACCAATTCTAGTTCTGGTAAAGGAAAGTCTGTTAGATAATCATATCGTTGATTTGCCAACATAATAATCCAATGATATTCTGGATTACCATAAATCTTTTCTGCGATAATTTCTGGAGTCTCTCCATCTACAATATCATACTCATCATATACAGCAATATTATCTAAAACCTCTTTACGAAAACGAACATTTCGTGTAATGTCTCTTACAATTGAAGTTTTTGTTTCGTATGATCCATAACGGAAGTCGTATAAAAATTCTGGGAAGTCTTTGAAATACATTACATTCCATCCTTAACTTTATCTTTTGTAAGAAGAGCAAGTTCTCTAAAGTTCATTGTTACATTAATCTGAGTTGGCATACCATTATCATATGTAGTAAAGTTACCATTCGGAGTATAGTTGATACTCATTTCTGTCATCACACAAGATGTATGACGATGTAAATTTCTGTTTTCTAATCCATTTTGATAGTAAAAGATATCAAACTCAGATGGGTAAATATAAACAAAATTATTTGAGTCTTTAAACTCTGGATGCATATGATATTTAAACTCGTAAATAATACGCATCACATTTTCTGCTTCAGCTGCACTTCTTGGAAAGAACTGATAATCAAAAGCAAATGTTCGGAAATCTACACCCTTAAATACTTGTTCTTTCTTTGGATTTGCTGCTAATCCAGTCGCAGCTGATAGTGCTGCACCACCTGGACCTTTTGCCAACATTTGATTTACTGCCCCTGCTTGAAGTAAATCTTTAGCAGACTCATTAAGTTTACCACCACCAGCGACTGCTTTTAAAATCTCATCAATACCAGAAGTTGCCATTGCCATTGCCAATGTATCTTCTTCTGAATATTGCATACCATAACGAATTTGTAATTGATTTGGGACATGAAGTGCTATGGCAGTTTTTAGTCGTTTTTGTGCTCGATTTGCCGATGCTGCGTAGTTAGCAGTAGCACCTGCACCTACTGTTGCTGCAGCAGCAATAAGAGCACTTGGTCCACCAATTCCTAATGCCGAACCAGCTACTGCACCGCCAATATTAAGACCTGCATTTGCAGCAAATAGTTTTTCTCTACTTGTATTTTGTGCAATAAAATCTCCACGATCTCTTGGAGGAATTTCTTTAACAAATTGATCTTCCTTTAGCTCTTTTGCTAACTTGGAATCAACAGCGATATTAATATAAAATACAACATAGTTTCCACCATAACGATTATCGGAAGCCATTAAATCGTCTGGGTATGAGTGACTTTTTACTTCATACTTGTTTAATTCGCCATTCTTTTCAAACTCTCGTGGACCACCTCGTTTAGTGTAGAGATTTGTTTTTGCTGAATCGATAGCATTGTCGATTCTACGGATATCTGCTTGACTAGCCATTTTGTGCCTTTTGACCTAAATAAACGGAGGTTTATCCCTAATTACTTATTTATGTTCCATAAGAGAAAGTATACTCCAATATTCCCAGAAAAGTACACTGGTGATCCAACTAATATTATAATGAGATCTTCATGGGAAACCATGTTTGCATCTTGGTGTGATAAAAATCCTAGTGTGGTTAAATGGTCTTCAGAGGAAACGATTATTCCCTATCGATGTCCAACGGATAATCACATTCATCGTTATTTTGTAGACTTTAAAATAACAGTAAATACAGGAAAAACATACCTTGTAGAAGTTAAACCCTACAAACAAACTCAGCTACCT